GCTTCCTCTGGCGGAATTTATCGCGTTGTCGCAAATGGATTGTCTGCGTTGCTCGCAGGTGCCGTCACAATCGGCGGCAACCTTACTGTCAACGGCACTGACATCCGCATCGTGGGTGGCACCAGTGCAATCCCAACGCCCGAGAGTGCTTTGAATCAAGTGCGAGCTGATGCTCGGTATCTGCCATACACGAACCGGATTGGAGTCACTCGGTCGTTTGCTCGGTATCATCCGAACACAGCAACACGTTCCGCGATGGGTGCTACCCTGACTGGCAGCAATAAATGGCAAGGTGGAGTCTTGGGGCCGGACGGCAAAATCTACTGCATCCCGTCCAGCTCTACCGACATCCTAATCATCGACCCCGCGACCGGAACAGCAACACGATCTGCAATGGGTGCTACCCTGACTGGCAGTCTCAACTGGCGTGGCGGAGTATTGGCACCGGACGGAAAAATCTACGGCATCCCGAACAACTCTACCGACATTTTAATCATCGACCCCGCAACTAGCACAGCAACACGTTCCGCGATGGGTGCTGCGCTTACGGGAACCGATAAATGGCAAGGTGGAGTCTTGGGGCCGGACGGGAAAATCTACGGCATCCCGGTTAACTCTACCGACATTTTAATCATCGACCCCGCGACCGGAACAGCAACCCTATCCGCGATGGGTGCTACGCTTACAGAAACCAATAAATTCCATGGTGGAGTCTTGGGGCCGGACGGAAAAATCTACGGCATCCCGAACTTCTCTACCGATATCCTAATCATCGACCCCGCAACCGGAACAGCAACCCTATCCGCAATGGGTGCTACGCTTACAGGAACCGGTAAATGGACAGGTGGAGTATTAGCACCGGACGGAAAAATCTACGGCATCCCGCAAAGCTCTGCCGATATCCTAATCATCGACCCTGTGGCTGGCACAGCAACACGTTCCGCGATGGGTGCTGCGCTTTCGGGAACCGATAAATGGGCCGGTGGAGTATTAGGACCAGACGGAAAAATCTACGGCATTCCGAGAGGTTCTGCCGAAATTTTAATCATCGACCCCGCGACCGGAACAGCAACACGTTCCGCTATGGGTGCTACCCTTGCGGACAGCAATAAATGGCAAGGTGGAGTCTTGGGGCCGGACGGTAAAATCTACGGCATTCCGTTTACCCCTACCGACATCGTGCAAATCGGCATGGCCAATTACTCCGGCGCACCGATGGAAGTATGTCTCAGCCCGTTTTACAACAAATTCTAAACTATGATTACAAAACTCACATCCGTAACTTTTTCACCGTCTGGCGTGATTGGAGCAAGGTTTCTGACCCGTGCTGCCGATCAGGAGTTTGTCAAGGTGCGTCCAATAGCAGTCACCGGACTACCTGCCGAGGCGCAGTCAATCATCGAGTCCGCGTTGGCATGGCTGGGCGGCCAACTCGGAGCCGGATACCAGTGGTCTGACATCGCGCTGCGTAAAATCCCCGGTGGCATCCCTGCGACATACACCGACGGCGAGGAGCCGGAGCTTGTTTCGCCAGCACAGGACAACCTCGTCGCAGCCATCTACGGCTCCCACCCCGACCTCGGCCAAAGCGTGATCCCGCAAGGCACGCTCGAACTCCCCGCCGAAATACGCATACCGCTACTCGCAGTATGGGACAGCGTGGAAGCCGCCGCAAACACCGACTAAACCATGACAAGCGAACTTTTCACCAAAGCCGTTTTTGCCAGCGGCGGCGCAATCATCGCGCAGATACCAACTGAGTATATGACGATCATTGACAAAGGTGGTCTGGTCGCAGTGCTGGTGATCGTGTGCTGGTTGTTGTGGCTCAGAGACGAGAAACGAAACACCGAGTTTGCACACCTGCTCGAACGATTCCTCCAAGGCCAAGCAACCACGAACGAAGAGCTTAAAAAGCAAAGCAAGATTCTCGAAGAACGCAAATCCACCGAAAAATTATGAAACCAACCATCATCGAAACCATCCTCAACCGCCTCTCGGAAAAATCCACCTGGCGCGGGATTATCCTGCTGGCGACCGCGCTCGGACTCCGCCTCTCCCCGGAGCACTGGGAGGCGATCTTGACGACCGGGCTTTCCATCGTCGGCCTGATCAACGTCATCCGCAAAGAGACTCCAAAGCCATGAAAGAGCTATCCTGTCCTTTAATTTTATTGGTCTTGTGCATCGTCGGGTTGCTGCTCACCGGTTGCGCGACCTACAAGGTGCGCGTGCCGCTGGGTGCGGATGAGAAATTCGGTGCCGTCGATGTCGGGGTGACGTATTACCCGCCGCGTGATTTTGCGCAGTGGTATGACCATCCGCCTTTGCTGCGGGATAAATGAGGGTCAATCAGAAACCGTAAAACAAAACTATGGCGGGCTCACGACAAACAATCAGCGGACGGTATGCACTAGAGTTTGTAAAGGAGCACCCATATATGCCGGCCCTCACGATGGCGAAGCACTTGCACAAAACGGAGCCGAAGCTGTTTCCTAGCGTAGAGAATGCGCGGACGCTGGTGAGGGCACTCCTTGGCGTCAACGGGAAAGAATCTAAAAACGCAAACTTTGTCGGAGCCAAAGCTGGATTACATCGTGCAGCACGTAAGGCAGGGGAAATCCCGCTCAACGTGCTACCGGAAGGGCTGACCCAAAGCAAGCCGGCGAACATCATAGAGGGTCCGATCAAGATCGGCATCCTGTCAGACCTGCACATTCCGTTTCATTCACGGGCGACGATCGATGCGTGCGTCAAGGAGTTTCACAAGGAGAAGTGTGGATCGCTTTATATCAATGGCGATTACCTGGACGCTTACGAGTCTTCGCAATGGGAAAAGGATCCGCGTGTGCGCACGACGCAGAAGGAGGTGAACATCGGCCATGCTTTGCTGAAATGGTTCACCAGCCACTTTGATCAAGTGTGGTGGAAGTTTGGCAACCATGAAGAGCGGTTTGCGCTTCGCGTGGCGCGGCAGACGCCGGAGTTGATCGGTGTGACAAAGCCGGACGGTGAGGAACATTTGACGCTGCCCGCCTTGCTGCAAACGAAGGCGCTCGGCGTCAAGATCGTGGACAGTAAGCAGGAGACGCGGATGGGGCGGTTGAGTGTGTGGCATGGGCACGAACTGCCGAAAGGCCTTGCAACTCCTGTGAATCCGGCCCGTGGATTGTTTCTGCGGTTTGTGGATACCGCGCTCATGGGTCACGGCCATCGGAGTAGCTACCATCCCGAACAGGTTGGATCGACAGGCAAAATCATTTCGTGCTGGTCTATCGGGTGTTGCTGCGATTTGAAACCGAATTACGCACCGATCAACAAGTGGAACCACGGTGCTGCGATTGCCCAAGTTTACGACGAAGAGAATTTTGAAGTGACGAATTTCCGAATCCATAACGGGGTGAAATACAATACATGAAGAAGATTCCGACAGTTTGTTTAGTCGTCGGGCATTGCAAGAGCAAGGCCGGGGCTGTCAATGCAAAATCGAAGGTAAACGAATTTGGCTGGAACTCGCTGCTGGCCGACGAGATCGAAAAGGTGCTGAACCGCAATGGCAAGGTGCAGTGTGTGCGTGTGTGGCGGCCAGAAACAAACTCGATCACCGCGCTGGTGCGGGCCGTCAACGCCACGCAAGCGGATTGCTATGTCGAGCTGCATCTCAACGCATCGGCATCCGGCACGGCCACAGGCACCGAGATGTTATATTGGCACACGTCCGCCCGGAGCAAGGCACTCGCACAACTCCTGCTCGACGGCACCGTCGCGGTCCTAAAACTCCGCAACCGCGGACTCCGCTCGATCACGTCCGGCAAGAACGGTGCGGGCCAGCTTCGCAAATCAAACATGCCAGCCGTGATCACGGAGGCATTCTTCATCGACAACGACGCAGACCTCAAACGGGGCACCGATGTCATGGATGCCTTAGCGGAAGCGCAGGCAGAAGCAATCGAACGATTTTTAATTCAATAACACCATGAAGGGCATGAAGGACACGAAGGAATACATTCAGAAACTCCCTTCATGCTCTTCATGTTCTTCATGGTGAGAAAGCATTTATGGACCAAGCAGTAATACTGGAAGGTGAAACGGGATTCGTGGGGTTTGCCTCACGGGTAAACCCGCGCCTGCTCGGCCCCGGCATGCTGCAACTGTCGCAGAATGGCCGCATTGATCGAGGCGAATGGCAGACGCGCAAGGGTGCGGACCGACTGGCCTCGGGGATTTCAACGACCGACGCGCCGATCATCCTGCCGTTTACGCTGGCACCGGATGTGGCGGTGTCGAGTCTGACGCGCTCGGGTGCCACGGTGACGGCGACGACCTCGGCGGCGCATGGCTACGCTACCGCCCGCCGCATCGAGATACGCGGGGCGGTGGAGACGGATTATAACGGGGATTTTACCATCACCGTGACCGGTGCATCCACGTTCACCTACACGATACTCGGCACTCCGACCAGCCCGGCAACCGGCACGATCTTAGCCAATGGCGGCCCAGTGCTTCGCGAGTCCTACGCGGGAGGATTGCAAACGGCGGGGGTGTTCCGGAATCCTCGCTTTGAGGCCAATCGCGAGTGGATTGTCCTTGTGGGTGGTGACAGCGTTTACCTTTGGGCGCAGGGGCAATCGCTGATTTTAAAATCCTACCCGGCAGGCGAGGATGTCACGGGAGATGATACGGTGTCGGTCGTGCAGGCGTTTGATCAACTGCTATTGCTCCGCTCCCGGCCGCTGACAGGCGACTACGCACCGAAGGCTGTGACGAGCATCGCGCAGACCAGCGGGACGGCCACGATCACGATGACCGCCGCGCACGGATGGACGACGGGGTTTCGCGTGCGCATCGAGGGGGCCGGGCAGGCGGGGTATCTGCATGAGTTTGACATCACCGTGACGGGTGCGAGCACGTTTACAGTGTCGGTGCCCGCGGGCACGGTGTCACCTGCCACCGGCACGATGACCGCCCGCCGCGTGCAAAAACCACTGGTCTGGACAGGTGAAACAAGCACGAACTTTGTGTCCACGGTGGCCGGGGTGCCATCGGTGGGGCCAACCTACAACGCACTCTGGAGCACGCACCTGGCATGCTACCACAACAACCAGCTTGTCACGGCACCCACTCCGGTGCGCGACACGGTGCAGGTGTCGCAGGTGCTAGATTACAATGTCTATGATCCGCTGTTCAAATCGTTCCGGGCAAATGCGGGCAGCGATGACAGCATCGTTGCGCTGCATTCGTTTGCCGAACGGCAGGTTTTGATTTTCGGGAGCAAATCGATCTACCGCGCAGTGATCGATCTAAACGCGGCGGGGGATTCATTTAATCCGGCCACGTCGGTGGTCGAGCTGGTCACGTCTGAGATCGGATGCGCTGCCAGGCATACGGTGGTGACGGCGGGGCAATTTGTTTACTTCCTGTCGGCAAGCGGGGTGTATCGGCTGGATTCCAGTTTCGAGGATCTAAAGGTAAGGGGCCGGACGATGCCACTCTCCGACCCGGTGCAGGACCAACTCGCAGACATCACCGGCAGCGCAATCCAAACCTCGCTCGGAGTGTATCACGATAACCGATATTACCTCGCCATCCCGACCGGCGGCGCGACCGGACCGAACCGCGTGCTGATTTATTCGTTTCTGAACGAGGCATGGGAAAGCGTGGACACGTATCCGTTTGAGATCACGTCGCTGCAAGTTTCGCAATATGATGGCGTGCGCAGGCTGTTTGCCGTGACGCGTGCCGGATCGTTGTATTTGCTGGAGCAACGGGCGGACGGTGACGTTCCTCCGCTGTCCGATGCTCCCCTACCAGTGGCCGGCCTACTCCGCACCCGCCGCTACCAAGGCCCGCGCCCCGGCAAGAAGCGATGGCTCCGGGCTTCCGCATCAATCATCCTGCCAGCAGGCGCAGGTCAAGCCGGACTCAAAGCCGTCACGCAAAACCCGGACGTGGACCTCGACCTCGGCACCGTGACGCAGGCCAGCGGCGGCGAGGAAGATTACGAAGTGAAACGCCCGATGCGGTTGCGAGCGCACGAAGTATCACTCGAAATCGACACCCGAGCAGGCCGCCCAACCGTGCGTGGCCTGACCGTGGACGTAGTAAGCAACGCCCCAGGCGATGGCCGCACGCGGGACAGCAATTAAAAAACACCTAATTAAAAACCAACCGAACCAAACACTATGAGCAATTTTACATCAGGCCAAGCATGGGTCGCAGGCGATGTCGTCACGCCAACTAAACTGACCGCAGCCATCGAGGAGGCAGAGATCGATCCAAGCTATGTGAGCACACTGGCGGGGCTGCTGGCTGCCGATCCAACGGCTGTGAGCACACTGCAAGGGCTGCTAGTGCCCGCAGGCGCAATAATGCCCTTTGCAATGAATTCGGTGCCGACCAACTGGCTGGCGTGCGATGGGGCAGCAGTGTCGCGGGCCACCTACGCAAACTTGTTTACCGCAATCGGTGTGGTTTATGGGGCGGGAGATGGATCGACGACGTTTGCTTTGCCAGATTTACGAGGCTACTTTCTTCGCGGATCGGGAACCAATGCGGACGGCACGGTAGGGGCCGCGTTCGGGACAAAACAGGCGGATGCGTTCCAAGGGCACATTCACCCATACACTCTCATGAACGCATCTGGATTTGTGTTTTCCGCAGGCACAGGAGGTCAGATCGTTGGGAGTAACACCGGTCTTCCAGTTACGGACGGTGCAAATGGAACCCCGCGCACCGCCGCGGAAACCCGCCCCAAAAACATCGCAATGTTGTTTTGTATTAAGGTGTGAAGTCGAATAAAATATCCACGTAGATCAAACTAGGGGAGCAAAGGAATATCATGGCTACAAAACCAACACCACCGGCACTACGCAGCGGACGCAACGAACTTGGCGGGATCAGCTCCGCAGCGAGCGCAGCCTACAACGAACGGCTGCCAGCATTGCAGGCCGGACTAACGACCGGCACGCGAACGAACGCTGCCGCCGCATCCGCCGCCCGGATCCGCGAACTCGGCCAACTGCAACGCTACATGCAGGCGAACATCTCGCCGACCACGGACGCCGTGCGGGCAGAATACGGCGCGATCACCGACCGCCTCGGGCAATCCAACGCACTCGAAAACCAAATGCGTGGCACGGCCATGACCGCGCTGAACGACCCGACCGCATACAACCCGGTGCTGGGCGCACTCTCGCAGGAGGCACTAGCCGGAGACTCTGAAATCCTCCGCACGTTGCAAGGGCAGGCATTGACCGATCTGAACCTCGGACGCTCACTCAGTCCAGAGGAACAAATGCAAGCGCAACAGGCCGCCCGCGCAGGATTTGCCGCCCGAGGCATGGCGACAGGCACACCCGCCGCCACCGCCGAAGTGCTAAACCGAGATGCTTTTGCCACCCAAAGGCAGGACGCCCGCCGCGGATTCGGAATCAACGTGGAAAACCTTGGCAACCAAAGCAAAGGATTCCGCCTCGGAGTAGGTGGGCTGTATCAGGGAGCCGTGGACAGTGGCCGACAGTTCGCCCTCGGAACCAACTCTCAAACGCTGCAACGCGAGGGCATGCGAGCCGACGCCGCGACACGGCAAGCCGGATTCAACTGGATGTCATCGCCCGGTGTCATGGCACTGCAACAGCAAAGCATGGTGCCGATGTCCATGCAATCCGCTTTGCAAACCAACCAGCAAGCGGACGTGTATCCGCAAACGATGGGATACATGCAGGACGTGAACAACACGAACTTCAACGCCCAAGAATCCCGCTACCTCGGCAACCTCAACCGATACTATGCGCAAAAGTATGGCGGGTATGGTGCGACAAGCGGGGGTGCAAACAATTCCGCGATTGGCGGCGCAATCGGCATGGGTGTTGGCATGGGAGCCGGTGCATTGATCGGTTCGAATTTTGGCCCCGGTGGGGCAACGGCCGGCGCAAAATTAGGAGCCGCCCTTGGCGGGGCCACGGGCACTGCTGCCGGAGGAGCAATTTAACACACACAAGGAACCAAGACTATGGCATACGCACCAACTACCACCGACCGATCCGATCAATACATTTTCAACAGCATGCAGTCCGCGCAGGATCGCAACCTAGAACAGCAAGGCATGCAGGCAGAGCAGATGCAGGGATACATGCAGATGGGGCAGCAGTCCATAGGCGATGCGCTTTCAAAGTTCGACGAGCAAAACCAATTGCGTGACATGGCCCGAGGTAAGCTCGGAGCCCATTACGACGCCGGGCTCATGGACGAAGATACGCTAAACAAAGTAATTAAGATGAAGCCCGCTGAAATGTATGGCTATCTGGCAGTGCAGGAGCAGAAATTCGCCGACCAACGCCGGGACCAATATCAGGAACAAACCTACGATAAAAGCCGTGCGCTCGCAGACTACAAGCTGGGGCTCTCCAATCAAGCCGCATCATTTCGCAACAACCTACCGCCCCGCCAGTCAACCCAGAGCCTCACGCCGCCCGCCACGCAATTTCAAATCGCTGACGGAATCAACATATTCTGAACAGCAACCCGCCAAATTCCATGAGCCTCACATCCGCCCAACTCGCTGAAGCAATAGATGCGCAAACCGCTGCCGCGCTGCCGCTTGAGCCGCTGCTGCCGCTACTCTGGGAGCCGCTGCTCCCAGAACCACTGCTTTGGTAGCTGCTGCTTTGTGAGCCGCTGGACTCTGAGCTGCCTCCGAATTCGCAGACGCAGTACTCATCGCATAAATCGCCATTATCCTCGTAGCATAGGCCGATTACATTACCGTCCTCGGCGCAGGAGCTGCTACCCCCAAGGACATCACTGCAGTAATCAACATCCCACTCAGGACACGCACAACCCCCACTCGAACTACTGATCCAGTGACCAACGAGGACACCCGCGTGTTCAACTCCAGCGACGGCAGCGCGTATCCGATGCCCACGCCCGCACCGACGAAGTTTGATACCTTTATCAGTAACGACGGGTTTGTAATGAACCGCGATCCATACACAGGCCGAGTGTTTCCATCATGGGACACAGAAACGGGGCAACCGGTGAAAGCACGCGGGACAAACCAGCAGGACGACCCAACCGCAAGGCTTCGCCGCAATGCTTTGCAAAGCCAAATCGACGAAGCAAACAAGACCGTGTTGGACTACGAGCAACGAGTCGCGCGAGGGGATAAACCCTGGTATAGTGAATTGCCGTTAGTCGGATCGGGCGAAGGATACGACAACGATCTAAAAGGAGCCATCGCCCAGCGTAACGAACTCATGCGACAGATGGACCAGCTAGGCAGCATGCCAAGCGTGGAACCTGCCATGCCGCAGGCTACGCCGAACGTGACCCCACAGGCGCCGCCGCAGCCCACCGCTATGCCACAACCCACGCCGCCCGCAACCCCAGCCCCGCAGGCGACACCCCGGCAGACACCGACCGCCACGCCCACGGCAACCCCGACGGCC